GCATAAAAAGAGAAGGAAGAGGTTCTTTTTGAATTTCTTCTCTACTTTTTGTGCAAAGGTGATGAGAAAAAGCTCCGCGATGCTTGACTCAACGCTTTCGAGGGCACTCAGCGAGGTTTAGAACATTCCTTACTGGCCCTCAAGCGCTGTTGACAACAATCGTATGAGTGCGAGTGTCGGCTTCTTCTCAGAACAAGAGAAGGAGCTGGCACTTTGCCAGCTTTTTTAAATTCACCTATGTGGAAACTTCCTTTCCCCCACTATCGGTTCTTAGCACGATGGTGTGAGGGGGGTGGTTGTGTTGACACTCAAACAAGCTTCAACTAGCTATGTCTCTATCCTGAATCAACAGGTTAAGGACGGAAGCCTGGGCCACAATGTGGCATGCCAATTAATGGTTGGCTGTAACAACAGGCACGCTGCCCCCGGCACAATGGGGTCCTAATAGTTTGAAGTGCTGGAATTGATCCGGTCCAGCACAGGCCTAGCGGCTGAAGCAATGTTTAGAGCAGACTCACGACCATTCCCTTCACCACGCGTGCTTAAGTGCACCGGTGGTGGGGGGCTAAGAAAAGGAAGATTTTTTACTTTGCCGATAGGCCCCAGCATCTCAGGATGTGTGCGAAGTATTCCACACAACCGGACGTCGCTGATGATGGCCCACCGGTATACGTAAACAGGGGCCGAAATACGAAATGGACTTCCATTTTTTATACGGCGTGCAGAAGGATTGACCCTCTGGCTACAGCAATTTGCTGGCCATGGCAATGCCTGAAGTAGGGATGGCTGATTTAGCCATCGCGGTTCGTTCCCATGTGGGCGGACGTCTGGACTTCCTCGCTGAGTGCACCTCGTCACCTGACTTTGATGGTGATGGGGCTCTCCCTGGTGGCATGGCATCCGTTAGTCATGGGAGAGGCGAACAGCGCAAGACCCTGCATAACCATAGCGGGCAGGTGGGCCGCAATAGAAAATCCCCACCATACAATCATTACACGATGCTCAATCCACCCCCAGTTGGCTGGGTTTCACTTTGAATCTTAAAAATACAAAAACATTTTAAACACACATAATCACCAAAAACATGTCCCGACTCCTTGCGGAAGTCGAGCACCACAGCTGAGGTAAACACCTTTTAGGAGTGAGTTAGGCTGAAGTGGTGCGGTCCGCCTAGACAGATCCGCCCGTGAGGGCGTAGGTGATGTGCCTTTAACTAGGTTCGAAGTACTCACGATTAAAACATTGCGTGTGGCAGTTGGTGATTCTAGCACCTGGGCGAAACTGCTGCAGTCCTGCAAGATCGGAATATCACGCATGCAACGTGTGACCGAGCAGATCCTTTGGCATGATCCGATTCATTAGGATATGATTGCCACCCGGAAAAGGTTGAGGAAAGTAATTTAGGTAAACCAAACCACGGGAATAGTGGCAGTGTAACGACTGAACGGCAGGCGGCGCCTGGTGCGCTGAAAGATACAGTCTTCCCTATACGCTGGCGTAAATTTGACACTATTAGTATAAATACATTAAGAAAACTCTTCGTTTTAGGCCAACTTCGGTAAAAACGATTTTCAACTCTTTCACTCTCCAACAACAACCACGAGCAATACTCTTGCCTGTTCACTAAAAGCTCTTCCCTACAATCAAGCCAGTTTCACCCGGATTATTGGGTGATAAAAGATTTTTAAATCCTCAAGCCAGTTTCACCCGGATTTGGGTGATAAGAAGATTTTTAAAATCTCGTTTGATCCGGATAATGGACACCATCCAATTTGGAGAGCTTGTCGTGGATTTGGCGGCCGCGCGTGAGCGGTGCAATGCTCAACTTCAGCGAGCGTCGGTGCCTCACCAGCACGGGCAAGCAACTGCAGCGGTGCATCACACTCAACGGGCCAAAGGCCCCTGCGCGGTGTACCATGCACAGTGGGGCTGCTGGACCGGGCTTTTGCGACGTGGGCAGCGTGCCTCATGCGCATCAAAACTCATGGGACCAGTCAAGGCCAGGGAATTGGTTGGTATCGTAGCTAAGTATCGGCACAACAATCTTGGGCACGTGCGGTTTGCGCATTCAGCCGGCAATGTGTTCCACGTTGTGCACACCACACGCTGGCAGACCGAGAGAGAAGCTCGCGTGTATGTGGATCATTGGCTGCGCAACAATCCAGAGGCTATAGTAGGCATGGGCATCACATACCGTGATGCTCAAATCTTCGCGGCAGCTGTAGAAGCATTGAGTTTGTTACCATCTCGCCAGACATTTGCTGCAATGTCGTTGACGTGTGGGGCGAGCACAATGCCAACATGCACGCCGGCTTGGTACCCAAGTGACATCTTTGTCGCTGACCCTAACGCACAGTATGGGCACCGCCAGCTTTTTGCGTGGACAATCGACAAAACACGGCCAACGCGTAATGTGGTGTTTGTCACTGACAGGGTCGCTCAGGATTTCACAGCGAGTCTTCATGCTCTGATGGCAGAGTTAGAAGCTACAGCCGTAGATGTGTACCGTCAGATACATGGGCAGGGTGGACGTCCAAATGATAGTTTGATCGACCGTGTGCAGCAGTTGGAGCAGCGCCGGGTTGGATGCCTGGCCTACGTGATGGCGACGGTCGTAAAAGCACCAATAACTCATAACATACGTACTTTCGCTGCTATGCGAGCATCCGATCCACAGGCACATGCTGCATTGTTGCGCTATTTGACCCCGCCTGCTGCAGGAATGCCGATCGACGGCCAACCCATCTGGTTCCGTCGGTCGGCGGCCAACGACGCGCAAGGTAACCACCTTGCGCTGCACCAGGACGTGACAATCGGGCTGCCGAATATGAGTGAGTTGAGACGCGACATGGTGGAGAATGCTCTGTCTGACGTTGAATGGTGGGCGGCCCCACATCCGCACTTAGAGATGACAGGATTTGGAGGTTATCATTTGCTGAGCCACGACCATGCTGCACGGGTAGTTAAAGGGGCTGCAGCCTATGGCCTGTATGATGCGGGGTACTGCTACCTGCGGTTGGTGGGGGATGACGAATTGGGCGCTGTCATTCTAGCCAGGCTTGGATATTGCCCAACTCTTACAATTGTTGCCGCTTGGGCAGCATATAATGACATACCTCTTGACCGTGTGACCAAATGCTTGAGACGATCAGCCAGTGGTGCAACATGGCATGTGGAGCCGTCTGGTGGGTTGCTGCACGCAATCTCACTGGAGGCGGCTCTTGCCAGTGATGGCGGCATGGATGTTGTAGGCGGCGCCGACACTCTAAATGACTGGGTGGAGCAGCTTGACCCGCTTGCCGCTGCGGCTGGCATACAGCGGACACTCACCAATCCGGATCGGGGGCAAGGAAGGTCCGGTTTTGGGCCGACAACAAGGCGGCAGATGTTGGCCCGCTTTGTTAGGACTTTGGCAGCGGACCCAACAATGTCCGACGAAGAACTTGTGGGCGGTGCGATGGGTGCAACGTTGGTGGGGCTGGCGCGGGATCGTGTGATCTGGAGGTGCTTGCAGCTTGTGAACACTACGCTGAGAGAATTCTTGGCCCACGAGTTGCGCAGTGTTGAAGCGGACCGGTTGCGATGCACCACCTACGCCAGTAAGGCAGCATTTGCTGAGCGCTGTGCGCTGGCTGGGCATGCAGCGAATCTTGTTGCAACCACATTCGCTGAAATGCCGGTAATGCTGGCACATGAGGCCAGACGAGCTGGGTTGAGCGCCGCAGATGCCATGGAGTTGGCTCGGGTGGTTGCTACAGGCGAGCCTGTGCGCATCTTGACGGGTGCGAATGGGCTACCAGCTAACAGGCCAAATGGGCGCGTGACGCGTGAAGAATTCGCTAGGTGTAGGCCACTCGTTGCCGGAAGTAATGGACGGGTGGGTTTTCTGCCGCTGATACCGTTCGTCCTCGCGCCGGTAGCTGCCGTGGCCGCCGCATTTGCAGGAACTGCAGTTGCTACGTTCACTGCGGCTGCTGGCGTGGGCGCCGTTGCTCTTGGTGGAATCGGTGCCGCCGCTGGCGGCACGGCCTTGACCATCGTAGTCGGGCAAATGGCCTATAACGTAGCAAGACGTGCCATCACCACGTTGACACCAGGCGGGCGCGAGATCGGTCAGGACGACCTTTCTAGGTGGCTGGGTGGTCAAGTTGGGCAGTACATCTCTGTACTAGATGAGTGGTTTGCTCATGGTAGGGGAGCAGTTTTTCCAGAAACTGACACCATACCAACTGGCAATCCTCTCTACGTACGCGCAGGGGTGGAATATGAGGTGTGTGAGATGCGCGAGAAAGCACTGGGGCGCTGGAGCACTATTGCTGTGCAAACACCAACTGGAATGTTCACAATGCGTGAGAATGGCACCTTGCCGCTACGCGTTGTTGACACTCGTGAGGCAGGGCAAACGTGGGAGTGGGCCACATCCGCACGCCGCCGATTTACTCAGGCTCAGGTTAATGCAATAAATGGTATGATCGCTGCTGCGCAGCGGATTCCTGGGCTTAAAGCGTCAATCCGCCAAGATGTTGCGCCCGGTGCTTCTGGGGCCGATTCTGCTATGGCAGCTAGAGTGCTGGCGTTGGAGCAGACGCGCGCGACTCAGGATGATCTTGCCGCAGCGGTTGCGCGCATTACTGCCTTGGAGGCGCGGCCTACTGGTGATACCGACTTGCGTCGCGACCTTGATGCTGCTACCGCTAGAATAACTGAGCTGGAGCAGCGGCAGCCTGCCGACCTCAGGCCATTGGAGGCCCGCGTCGCCCGCTTGGAAGAAGAGCTGCGCGAAGTCCGGGATAGGGTGCACCACATTGATGGTGTCGGTTTATCCTGCCTTGCGCATATGACACGTGACCTGGGCATTAATGTGCCACACACCGTGCGGACATTTCGTGCAATGAAGGGTGCGGTGGGGGCTGTAGTGTGGCAGCAATTCTTGGCCGCGGTGCGCAGCTCTGCCGATGTTAACGGTGGACGGCCCATCTGGTACAGGCTGGACCCTGCACAACCACGGAACAACCACATCTCACTGGTTAACGAGCCGGTATCCGTTGGCTTTGGAGGTACGCAAACCATGGCTATGCGCCAGCTGAGCGAGTCTGAGGTAGAAGGGCAGCTCATGGACATTGAGTGGTTTGCTTGGGAGCCCTTTGTGTCGACAGCAACCACGGGGCAAGGTGTGGCAGCGGAAGTGGTGAAGTACCTTACGGAAGTCACACCGGCAATACGGTCTGAGTTGGCGACGTGTCCGACATGGGGCGCATTGGGTGTAGAATCCCGAACGCCGTCCATCGGCTCACGCCTTGATGCGATTGAGCGTGTGCTGGGTGTACAAACTGGGCAGACGCCTTGGCGGCGGAATGAATTACGCGAGTTGTGGGTGGCTGTAGATAGTATAGTAACGGGGCGCGGTCTACGCGAATTTTCGACGGCAACTATCCACTGGCCAGCAGAGTTTCCATCAGCCGTATCATCCGCTGGACGTAGCTTCGGGCAACCAGGAATGGCCGGATATGGCGATTTGTGCACGTTTGCAAAGACATGGAACAACTTGGCGGCTAGCATACGTAATAACACGACAGTTATGCTGCAGCGCACTGCGGCAGGCGTGCTGCAATGGGTGCCGAGCGCTGGTAATACTGGGGCAGCAACTGGCATGGTACTAACCCGCGAACAGCAGGAGCGTCTGCAAGGGGTATTCTTCCCTGCTGCACCTGCTGCGTTGCGGAATGGTGAGCATGTAATTGAAGTGACCGCAGGGAACATTACCAGGCTTAAACGTGTTCAGGTGCCAACTGTGGAGCGCGCTGCAGCGTGGGATGCAAAGATGGATCGCTTCACTGTCGCCAGCGCGAATCCCGCAGCTGGCACTCTGGAGTGGTCTGATGCGACCGATGGTGTGCCTGCACCGGGCGCACAGCTGGTCTTGAACCCTTTGCAGCCCGCTGGCACCGGGCCGGTGTCGGCATCAACCAAGTATGCGATGGCGCTTGCCATATCCTCTGGGACTGTGCAAACAGCGGCCCACCAGGCTGCAGCACGCATGGTGCTCGGGCATGGGGTGTGGGATGATGCGCACATACGTGCCCTCATGAGCCTGCACAATGCTGTGGCTACAGAAGACCTCAAACTCTTTGATGTTGACGAAGCCCGCGCTTACCTCAACACAGGGATCGTGCGGGGTGTGGGTGATGAGCGTGGCGACGACGAAGATGCGTGTAATTGGCGTGCAACAGCCATGTTGCGTGGCTTTGCACGCGCGAGCCCTATGGCACGTGAGAGGGCATTGGTGATCCTGTTCGGTGTTTCGCAAGCATCAGTCAATCTGACGATGCGGGGATGGACCATCCAATAGGGGCCTGGCGCAGCTGATGTCTACGTTGACGGGCGTGCGACCATCGTAATTAGGCGCGTGGTGACACGCATCTTCTGCGATGAGGTCGAGGTTTGCACGTATGTTGACGGTGATCTCAGGCTGCGCTATAGGCCGAGGGTGCGGCCTAAAATACTGGACCGCCTGCTGGTTTGGCGCCGCACAATTATGGCTTCTGTTACAAAGAAGTTGGCTAAAGTCGTCTGTGCCATCGCTGCAGTGAGGCAACTGCACAGAATGGTCGATCTGCGCAATGTGGCTATGGCTGCGAGGTGCAAGGCGACAGCTGAGTGGCGGCGCGTGCTCAAATTGGTGATGTGTGTGATGCGGTGGCAACGCCTAGTGCGCAACAGCACGAGCGCGGCTTCCGTTACACTCAGCCAGTTGGCGGAGCAGACAACAAACGCAGCAGGCATGGGTGAGGGTGATGTCATATGGTTGGCGGCTATTGAGGCACTGGTGAGTGCAGTGGCTGTTGGACCAAGCGTAGGGGCACAGGRAAAAGAAAAGGGCGTCAACCAGCCAGGCCGCCAGCTCAGACCTGTCGAGGAAATTGGATCGCTCGAGCATGTGGCAGGCGTGCTGCGGTCGTTCCTCACATGGCAGCGTTATAGGCGCATAAAGCAGCTGTGTTTTTATGAGGCTCGCCGCATCGCCGCCGTGCGAAACTTGCGGATTGCTGTTGCTGCTCGCGATGAGGCAGCAGCTACTCCAGGGTACCACCAGACAGCGCGCTACGTGCATTCAATGCTGTGCAAACGTGCGGAGGTGCCATGTACCTGTGGTGGCTTGTGGGTCGATGAGGATGGAGCAGTGCTGGGTGAAGCTCAAGCTGCGGCGGCGTTCAGCAGCGTTCAGAATCAAGGAACGCCAAGATTCTCGCCCGCTACGCATACGATTGTGGTTGCACTGCCTGTACGGACTGAGAGTCAACGTAGCATTGCTCCAAACAACCAAGCCACAGCCGGCGACCGGCAGGAGCACGTTGGGCAACTCAGCATGCAAGAGCTGGTGGCAGCGTACATCGCAGAGCATCGATCGGGTGTCCAAGCCGCACTACGCATGCGCTGGCAACTTCCAGAGGGGGTTGATGCGAACGAGTTTGTGACGGCAGTTGCGCAACGCTTGAAGGAGTCCGATCAATAGCGCGCTGCTGGTAACGGCTCGCGGCTCGCATTGAAGGGGGGGGCCCCCGGCCCCAGCCACTACAGTATGTGTCGCAAGGCCGGTGGTGAGGGGCACGCAATTCACGGGTGGAGCTAGAATCTCAGTGAAGGTGAAAAGGGTGCAGGACGGGGCAGCTGCTATGGCTCACGGCCACAGCTGTCAAAAACTGCATCGCACGGCATGATGAGTGGGACTGCATCGTTACGGCTGTGGGTGGTTAAGGCTGTCACGCGTAGGCTCATTGCAGCTTTGCACGTGGGCCACAAAAATAGCGATGACGGACACAGAGGCACCGTAGCTACTTAGTAAGACACGGGAGGAGCTGGCTAATCACGTGGTGTTGCACACGCGCTAAAGGAAGGAAAAACGGGCGACTGCGGTCGCCTGCGCAATGCATTCAAGGGAGTACCCTACGAATGTTAAGC